AGGCGGGCCCCGTGGGCGCGGGCACGGGCTTGTCGGCGGGGTCTTCGACGCCCGTCACCGACTGCGGGTCGGCTTTGGCGTCACTGTCGGTGGACGCCGCGGACGCGGACGCGTCCGGGCGGGGCTTCGAATCGGCCATTAGCTCCTCCTTTTGGTGTGCTGCGTGCAGTATATATCAGCGGGTCTTCCACCCGTCAGAGAACAGCTCCGGGGCGACGCGCCGCATTTCCATGGCGATGTTGTGCCGGCCCGGCCGGCCGGACAGGGCCTCGCCGGACGCGCGGATGTTCGCGGCGGCTTCCTGGTAGGCGGCATTGACGCGCAGCTCGTGCGACGTCGCAGACCGTTTCAGCCATTCGTTAGGGGTTTCTTTGCAGATTTCCCAGGTGCAGTCGCAGCAGCGGTGCGCTCGGAATGTGACGGTGTCTTCGGTGTAGACGGGGCCGCGGGCGGCGAGCATGGAGCAGAACGCACAGGTCTTCCCGACGGTGACGCGTCGGCACTTCAGGCGGGTGCGCCTGGCGGATTGGATAACGTAGTCGCGGGACGTGGACTCGACGCGGGTGCGGCCCCATTGGGCGGCCCAGTCCCGCATTTCGGCGACAGCCTGCTCGCCGCTGATGCCGCGGCGGATGAGTGTTTTCGCGCGGACAGGCCCGGAGTAGAACGCGGTACGGACAGCATCTTGCCTGGCGACAGGGCGGACAGCCGGGAGGGATGGCAGGTCGACATCTTCGGCGCGGGCGTACCGGGCGAGGTACTGGGCTGTGAGAGCGCGGCCTTGCCGGGTGCCGGCTTGGATGGCGTCGGCGGCTTTCTTCACCGCGTACTGGTGGGCGCCGCCGATGTCGTCCGGGTCGATGTCGTCCATGGCGTCGGCCACTGCGAGCCCGGTGGCGGCGGCCATCGCGGAGATGTGCCGCTGATATCCGGCAGTGAGGGCCGCCCCGGCGGCGGTGAGGGCCACTGTTCAGGACTCCTCGACGGGCGGGGTGCCCTCGCCGTCGGCGGTGAGCGCGCGGGCGTACGCTTCGAGCTCGGACGGGTGGGCGTCCGCGTACTCCTGCCATTCTTGCGCTTCGGCGGGTGACACGCCTGGGATCCGCTGCCACAGCAGTTGAGCGGGGACGCCGAGCGACTGAGACAGCTTGCCAAGCGCGTCCGCGGCCTGCGACAGTGATCGAGCTTCCGTGTCACGCCAGTCGACGCGGAGCGTGTAGTCGTTCGCGTCAGAGATGCGGTGTTCGACCTGAGCGGAAGCGCGGAGCGCGTTCAGAAGCGGCCGGCCGAGTGCCCGCTGGATCGAGGTGATGTGCGCCCGCTCTGCTGACTTAGCTTCAGCGAGCGCGTCTGCGGACAGGTTGACGAGCTGCGCTCCGGACAGGGACCAGGACGGGACGGAGGCGAGCGCGGCAAGGGTCCCGAGGTCGGCGCGCTCCGCGTCGAGGACAGACTGCATGCTGGTTTCCGGCAGTGACCCAAACTGGACGCCGTCGCCCCCAGTCAGGATCGACGAGGTCGACAGGTGCGCCTTCATTCGCTCGGCGTCCTCGAGGCTGCCAGGGTCGTCCAAGCCTGTGACAGTCTTCACCCGCCACGAGTTGGAGTGCTGGATGAGGAGCCGGTCGTGGACCGTCTTGATGTACCGGCGGGCGGGGATGCGCAGCCGGTCCACGAGGGATTCCGCGTCGCCGTCAATAGACAGGTAGGGGGCGAAGCGGCAGACAGGAGCGTACCCAAGACCGTGACGGACAACCTCGTAGGGGTTACCTGACCGGTCGATGCGGATCAAGTCCTGGTCTGTGACGTACAGGGTGGGCCGGCCGCCTTTCGTGAGGAACACGGCGCGAGCGGGCCAGTCGGCGGTCGGGTCGTCGCCCCAGTCCACGCCGACGCGAGCAACAGAGGCGGCCTCGAGCTTCGCGGTTGGGCCGTTCGGCGCGACCAGCAGGAACGCTTCCCCGTCGGTCAGGGCGGCTTTCCAAAGAGCGGTCTGGCGTGTCGGCATGCCGGCGCGCTCCCACGGCGCCCACAGCGTGGCGAGGTCGCCCTGTTGATCGGCGGTGCGGGTGACGCCGTCGGCGATGATTTGACGGCCGAGTGTGTCTACGAGGAGGGCGAGGGTGGGGCCGAGCGCGAGCGCGCGGAGGCGCCTCTGGTCGGCGCTCTTGCCGCCGCCGTCCACGGTTGCGAGCGGCGCACCTATACCGGGCGTTGTCGACCCGGGGACGAGGTCCTCTTGCCGCTGCTGCGCTTCCCACCGCTTCTCGGCAGTGTCCTCGGCGAGCTTCTCCCAGGGGCGGTCACTCATGGGCGGTCACCATACCTTTCCGCGTCCTCGGCGCCGACTGTTTCTGTACTCTTCACGCATTATACGGGCACCAACCATGGCGACGGCCAGGTCGATTTTCTTCCTGGACTCGCGGTGATTCTTGGCGATGGACGGCCCCCATTTGGAGGGGACGCGTCGAGCGTGGAGCACGTGGGCGCGGAGCCGTGCGTCGCCGTCGTGGAGGAGCCCGCCGGCCTCGATGTCTGCATAGACGCGGTTGACGCCGCGGACGAAGCGCGCTGTGTGGGATGGGTCGGACATGTCCCATCTGGTGGCGTGCTGTCTGGAGGCGGGCATGCGGAGTTTCCGCCGGTAGTCGCGGTGCCAGCCGTCGATGATGCCGTCCCAGAAAGCCACCATCGTTTCGTCGGTCTTGGCGTGGGACGGATCGCACCACAGGGCGACGGCGTTGTAGTGCTCGAGGATGTCGCGGACGCGTTGGTCGATCTCTTCGCGGGGAGCGACCCACCCGTGGGCGCGGGCGTCGGGCGGGCGCTGCCACACGCCGAGCGGGAACACGGCGCCGTCGGAGACCCGGCAGCCCACGAAAGCGGTCGCATCGTCTGATTTGCCGCCGTCGAAAAACAAAACAAGCTCGTCGTCCGGGTCGAGTGCGGGCAGGTCTTTGGCGCAACAGGCATCCCACTCTTCCCTGGTGACCCACGCGTCCTCGGCGGCGGTGACCTGGTTGTACCACTTCCGCCTGGACTCGGATGGCGGGGTCTCCGGGTCGAGGACATCCTGGACGATGCGGTCCGGCGACAGCCATGTCGCGTCACCGCGGACGCCTTTCACGACTTCTGGGGCGTCGTCTGCGGTCAACGGCGCCTGCGGCGGAGCCTCCAGAGTGTCGTACATAAGCCCGTAGGAGCGGATCTTTCCCGCCTGGGACTGCTCCCAAGCCTCTCTGGTAGCGAGCCCTACCGACTCGACACCGACGCGGGCCGCGTTGCAGATGTGCAGCACGCGCGCCTGCCGGTCTGACGGCGACTTCGCGGCGTCACCACGCACCACCCCCATCATCGCGATGCCAGCATTGGAAGCCGTCCAGTTCTGGGTTTCGTTGCAGATCGTTAGGGTGGCGCGGGACCCTTCGGCGGCATCGGGGTTCGACGTGATCGCGGTGATGAAGCCCGGAGAGCCGTCCGTGGGGCGCACGTACGTGGAGATGACGCGTATGCCGAGCTCGGACTGCACCTGCGCGGGGGCGATCGCTCGGATCGCCCCCATCGTGTTCTCGGTCTGCTGTTGCGACACAGCGAGCAGACGAATCCACGGCGTCTCCTCGCGCCGACCGCGGACGCCACGAGGAGACGACTGCGGGAGGGAGGGGCCGAGGAGAGCGTTCAGGGCGATCACGCCGGCCAGCGGGTCTTTCCCCCAGCCTTTGCACCGCTGCAGGACGACCGTGGGCGCCAGGAACATGCCATCGTCGTCTACCGCGTAGTACCAGAGGATGAACCTGGCTTGTTCTGGCGTGAATGTCCACGCGCCGCCGCCCGGGCCGACCAGCGAGGACGACGCCCATGCGAGCACGTCCCACCCGACGGTGTTGTCGGGCAGCAGCCACCGACCGTTCTCGATGGCCCAGACCGGGCCGTGCGCGATCGGCGGCCACGCACAGTCCGGCAGGGCGGCCGGACCGGCCAGACGCGCCTTGTACCAAGCTTTGATTGCCGGCCACTCGGTCTCGTCCCATTCGCTGGCCTCGACCGGTCCGCTGTTACGCCGACGTGCCATGCGTCAGCCCCCAACGGCCCGCAGCCGCGGTTGCGGCGTGCTCCGACCGTGCCAGACGGGCCTCGTCAGTGTCGTCCTGCAACCGCAAGGCCTTAGCGAGAGACGCCATCACGGCCCGGTGCTGTCGGATCTCCGCGAGCAGCGGATTGGGGCGCATCTGACCGGCCGACCCGACCGTCAGCAAGTCCCCGGCGTCCAGTTCTTTCGCCATCCGGGAGATCAGCTCGGCCTCATGGCACATGTCGTCCAGGATCCGCACCTCAACAGGCGACAGGTCCCACTCGTCCAACACTTCCCTACGCAGGCGCCTAGCAGATGTCAGACGTGTCACGAGAAAACTCCTAACAGTTGCGGTCAGAGCACTAGGATACCCCGCCAGCCGGCCGAACTGGCGGGGTATCCGCGAGGACCGGTCAGGCCTTGTGCTTCCCGTCGCCGGAGTCACGCAGGGTGACGCCGCCGGGGGTGACAATGCCCGCCCAGTCGAGGATTGAGATGCCGTTGATCTTCACGCTCTTCAGGATGTTGAAAGCCCCGAGAACAAGGCCAGCAACAGCCAGCAGCTGAGACACGGCAGCCTCGGCGGTCGCCGGGTAGGCGCCCGCAAACCATGTGCCAGCGGCGATCAGGACAACAGCAGCCAGGGTCAGGGCGCGCCGCTTGCCCGCAGTCCAGTACGGCTTGTCCAGAGCCGCCTGGACGAAAGGCCACGCAATGGCGGCCACGGCGGTCAGGGTCGCGCTCTGCTCAGCGTTCAGGTTCATCTTTCTCCTCCGTTGTTTCTTGACGGCCTTCTAGCCGCCCGGCCCAGTACGCGCCCAGGATCGCCGCAGCGGCGAACCAGTGGGCTGCGCACGGGACGACGTGGGGCGTCACTTCGCGGCGTCGGGCCGCTCGACGTCGGCGGGCTTCACGGCGGCGCGGATGTCGTTGACGGCACCGTAGATCGCTCCCGCAGACTTGACGCCCTCCTGGCCGGGGGTCAGCGCGTCGAGGACCTTGTCGACCGCGGCGTGGACCGCTCGGGTCTCCTCGTAGGTCGCCTTTGCGTACCAGTTCATGTCGCCGGCGAAGTGGTCGCCAGCCTGCCCAGACCTGAACAGGTCCCTGATCTCCCTGAGAAGGTCGACACCTTCAGCCATTTCCCATGCCTCCTGTCCTGCGCCGTCAGGGCGCCCGTAGTTGTACCACGACCTGCACCGGTCGCTGAAGGGCTCGCCGTACGCCTCGTAGGCGCCGTAAGCACTACCCGAATTGTAGCGAGACCCGACACGCTTCAGGTCCTCGTACGAGTCGCCTTCAGCGTCGATGAGGTCCCGGATGATGCTGCAACCGACCTCGGCGGACTTCTCAGGGTCCCACCAAGCCCGGTCGGGGTCGCTGAAGAAGTATTCCGGGGACGTGACCTGCAGCGGCCCGACGCCGTTAGACGTAGCCCCGCCGATGATCTGCGCGTAGAAATCCCGGAACTTCTCCTCGGTGACCTCGCCGCCGCCGCAGTAGGCGCCGCCAGCGTCGTGACCGAAGATGTTCGCCCCGTACTCGCCTGTCTCCATCCACAGGGCCGCGAGCGCCGCCCACCAGGGGCAGCCGACGTTGTCTGCGGCGCGGAGGACGGCCTGCTGCACGTAGGACAGTTCGTACCCGTCCCGGCTGGCGCGGGACTGTTCCCGCGCCGGCGGCACGGGCGCTGCGGTGCCGCCGAGGTAGCGGAGGCAGTGTGTCCACCGGGCTGTCTGCGTGTACAAGTGGCCCTCGTAAGACACGCACCGGCACTCGGAGCCGGTCTGGTCGCCGATGTACCCGTCGATGGAGCCGTCTTCGGCGATCCATGCCTCGGACAGGCCGTTCTTGGTGACCATGGCGACGTGGCCGGCGCCTCCCGAGGCCGCCTCGGAGAGGAGCAGGTCGCCGAGCTGGAGGCCGCCGTCCGGGTAGAGGCTGCTGTCGTCCCAGTGGACATCTTCGAAGCCCCTGGAGACGGCGTAGCCGCGGATGTTGCCGGTGTACGTGTCCCTGGGGAACATGACGCTGGAGTTCCAGGGCTCGCCGTCAGCGTGGAACGCGTAGTTCCAGGCGGCTGCGACCCCGGCGGAGCAGTCCATGTTGGCGTCTGCGGTGAGCCAGCCAAGGTCGGTGGAGCGTTCGTACGCCATCCACCGGTCGGGTTGTGAGTATCCGACGCTGTAGTCACCCCCTTGGGGTTTCTTGGGGCCGCAAGTAGCCCAGTACTCCATCTGGGATGCGGCGGTTGCGGGTGATGCTGACATCTGCCCTCCTGTCTGTCGTGCCCCGTTGGGTCGGGGCGGTTGGTATCAGGTTAACGGGGTCGCCGTGTGACGGCGCTCACCCGGAATCCTGGCGAATCGGGCATCGCGTTGGGTGATTGCTACCTCCGGCGGTCCTTTCCGGGGGTGGGGGGGGAGGCGGTGCCAGGGTGTTTTTTGGTTTTCGGTCGCGGATTTTTTTTCGTTTTCATGTGAAGCGTTCGCGCAGGTTTTGGCTTCGCGTTTCGCTTGTTTTTTCTTCGTTTTGTTTCGTTTTGTTTTTGTTTTGTGTTTGGCGTTTGTTTGGGTGTGGCGCGTGTTTGTGTTGTGTCATTGCGTGTCGTGTGGCCGTGCGTGCGAGGGTCTCGGCGGTGGTCTTGGCGTGGTGGCAGGCGTGGGATAGGGGTTGCAGGTTGTCTGTTGAATGGTTGTCTCCGGGTGTGATGTGGTCGATGTCTGTGGCGTGGCGGTTGCATCCGGCGGCGTGCCACTCCCCGGTGGGGGTGGTGGTGCCCTTTGCCTTCTGGGTGGGGGTGCCCATTGGGTGGGGGAGTCCTGCGCATTTGTTGTTGTTTCTTTGTAGGACTTGTTGTCTTATTTTGTTCCAGTTGTTTGGAAGTCGTTGTCTGCGTGTGCTGGTGGTCCATGTCATGTGCTCATCCTAGGTGGGGTGGTGGGGGTGGGGGGTGGTGGGGTGGTTCCTGTCTGGGTGGGGGGTGTTGGGGTTGTGGGTTTCTGGTGTTTGAGTTTCCCCGGGGTGGGGCTTTGGTCCTCCCCTGTGTGCTGGGTCATGTGGATATCTCTGTGGGTAACCTTGTGGTTTGGGTGTGGGTAACCTGCGGATAAGTGGTTGTGCATACAAGTAATTCACTGCACCCCCCGAGTTATCCACAGGGGGTTGTGGGTTGTGGATCGTTGGGGTTGCAATGGAAGGTGGGGTTATCCACTTGTCCACAGGTGCCTACTATCTACTACCTAGATATCTCTGGTTTGGTGTCTTAGCCCCAACGGGGCGCGTGCGCGGGAATGGGGGCCGGTCCCTGTCTGTGGCGGGTGGTGCGGTGTGGGGCGAGGAGACAGACGGATCCCCCGGCGCCTGTGTTGGTGCCGGGGGATCTTGGGTGTCAGCGGCGGTGGAAGCCTGGGTGGTTGCCGTGGTTGCGGGCCCAGCGGATGGGGCGCAGTGAGGCGAGGCAGACGGCGGAGATGACTGTCCAGAGCAGGCTTGTGGAGATGTCGAGCTCCCCGGTGGTGAAGCCGGCGTACCAGAGAAGTGCGGCGTGGGCGGCGGAGAGGACGCCGCAGGCGGCGGCGACGGCGTAGAGGGTGCGGGTCATTGTGGTCTCCTTTATCGGTTGGTGCGGATGTTCTTATGCTTCTCAGCCTGCCTGGGTGCGCGTAGGCCGTGTAAGCGACGCTGGCGGCCTCACGGCCCCTCCCCTACACCTGGGTACCGGGTGGGGGGTGTTCGTCCGCTAGCGCGCTTGTCAGTGGCCCTGCGGGGCGGGTTCTGCGAGGACGGCCATGGCGGGCTGGCGGAGGAGCTCGGCGTCGCCTGTCGCGCCGTGCCTGTTCTTGGCTATCGACACAGCCAGCCGCGTCCTATCGGGAACGCCGTTGCGAACAGGCAGAGACAGGAGAGTGACGGTGTCCGCGTCCTGCTCGATGCTGCCCGACTCGCGGAGGTCGGCGAGTTTCGGGGCGCGGTCGTCTCTCATCTCGGAGGCGCGGGACAGCTGCGATAGGGCGAACACGGGGACGTCCAGTTCGAGGGCCACCTCTTTCAGTGCCCTCGACTGGTAGGTGACCATCTCCCTGAGCGAGGAGCCGGGCACGCCCCGGGAGGGGGCGAGGAGCTGCATGTGGTCAATGACGACGGCGCCGAGCTTCTTCCTGTGGTGGAGGGTGCGGGCGAGTGCGGCGACCTGTTCCACGGACATGCCGGCCTTGTCGCTGATGTGGATGGGCAGGGCCGCTATTCGCGCGGCGGCGAGGTTGAGGGTGTCAGCGAGGTCGGGGGCCGCGGGCTCTTCCCTGGTCGTGTACTTCAGCGCGACACCCGTGGACTGGGACAGGAGCCTGGGGAGCAGCTCGCGGGCCGGCATCTCCATGGATACGTAGAGGACGTGCCGGTCGTTGCGTGCGGCGCAGGCTGCGAGGTACAAGCCGTAGAGGGTTTTGCCGACTGCGGGGCGGGCGCCGATGACGTGGAGTCCGCCGTCGCGGTGCAGGCCGACGATGTCGTTGACGCTGCCCCATGGGGTGTGGACGCCGGTAGCTTTCTTGGCCGTGTACCACTGGTCGACAAGGGACGGCAGGGAGGCGGCGTCTCCGTCGGGAGCGGTGGAGCCGATGCGGGACTGTACCCAGGAGGCAACCTCAGCGGCGGTGGAGTCTCCCCGGAGGAGCTGCTCGGCGCGGGTGAGCACATCGCGGACGTCGCGTTTGGCGGAGGCCTCCTGGACGAGTCGGGCGTAGTGGTCTGCGTCGCCGGGGCTCACGGACGCGTGCACGCAGTCGAGGATGTCGTCTCCGGTGGCCGGCTTGCGGACTTCAGCGAGGACGGAAGCTGGGGTGGGGATCCTGCCCATTGCCCAGTGGTCGCGGATGATTCCCCAGAGGACGGCGTATCTGGTGTTGGCGATCATGTCCGGGGTGGTGGACCAGGTGGTGTCGGTTTGCGCTTCCTTGCCTGCAAGGGCGGAGCCGACGAGGCATTGTTCGATGGTGGCGGTTTCCATTTGTGTGTCCTTTTTCCTGGCGGGTTCAGTTGTTGGTTGCGTTGTCCCACATGGCGGCGATGTTGGCCATGAGTTCGGGGGTGGTTTCTGCGTTGATGAGTTCGGGGTTGTCGATGCGGGGGTTGCCGAGGAGGTCGTCGGTGTCGGCTGGTGTGTCCTGCCGGTAGTTCTCCCAGTCGTGGTCTTCGAGCCAGCGGCGGGCGGTGCGGATGTATCGGGCGGGTGTTTCACGTCGGCGGCATTGGTCTGCGTAGGCGCGTGCGCCGTCGGTGATTTCCTGGGCTGTGGCGTGCTGTCTGGCTTTTTGCCAGTCTCGGACGGTGGCTTTGGTGCCCGGGTACACCTTGTTGAATTCGGTGCGCTCCTGTGTTTCTCGTGTCTTCTGTGCTTGTTTCTTGGCGGCGGCTTTGTCGTGCTTGGCTCGCGCGCGGGCGATGTCGTCTGCGGTGACGCGGTCGGCGACAGGGGTGAGTGGCTTGTAGGTGCGCGGCTGTTCGGTGGTCCGGTCGTGGCTGGTGGCGCCTGCTGCTACGAGGCCGTCGTGGTTGAGGAGAGCGTCGAGGTGGATGGCGTATTCGCTGGTGTTGCCTGCGGTGTGGCGGATTTCGATGATGCCGAGCTCGGCGAGGTGGTCGAGTGCCCGGGTGGTCGTGGCGCGTGATTGTCCGGAGCGTTGTTCGATAGCGGCCTTTGATGGGTAGATGTGTTCGCAGTTCCACCAGGTGCAGAGAGCGGTGAGGGTGGCGATGTCTCCGCCGGTGAGGTCGCTACGTTTCCAGTAGGGGCGGATGTTGATTGCGCCTATGACCTGGGTGTTGAAGCATTCCATGTCTTCTCCCTGGCGTGTTTGTTGGTTGTGTTCTGTTTCTGGCTGCGGGGCCCGGGGAGCTTCGCGGCTCGGCCCGGGCCCCGGTGCTGGCCTCTGGGGAACACGACAAAAACCATGAGGCCAGCTGTCAACCAACGGGTTAACTGTACCTGGTGCTGCTCGGTTGGTTGCTGGCCGGTTCGCGGCTGCCCGCCCCCGGCGTCGGCGGTGTCGCGGGTGGCGGGGTGTCCCGGTGTCGCCGCCGGCAGTGGGGGGTAGGGGGGTATTTATTCTCTTGGATAAGGTTTGGGGCTCAAAATGAGCCGCCCCCGTCGGCTCAAAATGAGCCGCCTTCCCGCCCCCCTGGACGTGACCGATGTCACCGCGACACGACTTGCCTGGCGTGTCGACACGCCGTAGGTTGGAGCCAATAAGGCCACCAACCCCACCGAGGAGGAACCCAATGAACACCACCGCCCAGCCCCCCAGCAAGGCAGCCACCACCCTGATCACCTGGGTCGCCACCCTCAGCATCGTCTGGGCCCTGGCCTCCGCCTTTGCCTTGGTCACCGGCCACGTCACGATGGTCGTTGCCCTCGGCTTCATCGTCGGCCTGCCGGTCGCCATCCGAGCCACCCGGTCCAGCAACCGCAGGAAGGCCATTCTCCGCCACGCTGCGGCCCGAACAGCCCCGGTCCAGTACCAGGCACCAGCCGCCCGCTGAAGCCCCCTCAGAATCGCTCACACGCCCTCTAGGAGGAACACCTCATGTACCTGTCAGCCGCCGCCCAGAACAACACTGCGACCCTCATCGCCGACTGGGTCCGCAAGAACACGATCGGCTACGGCGCCGTCGCCGTCGAGGTCGGCCGGGCCGGCTACCCCGAGGCTGCGGTCGTGGCGATCGCCGAAGACGGCAAGACCACCTGCACTGCGAAGGTCGCCGTCCACCACAACCGCATCGTGTACGTGTCGAAGCTCGGCGCGCACGTCTCCTACCCGATCACCTTCGCCGACGCCGGCCGGATCGTCGGAGGCTTCCTCTCCCTCGAGGAAGCCTGATGTTCGGTCTCCACGCGAAGAAGGCTCCTTGGTCAATGGCCAACGACATCGCCAAGGAAATCGGCCGCCGCGGGTTCCCCGCCGAAGCCAAGCCGGTCACCGTAAGGTCCGCGATAGAGAACGTCCGGAAGTTCGCAATCGTGATTCCAGGACGCGGCGTGGCACTCATCAACAATGACCTGAACATCGTCGTTGCCTCATCCAACAAACCCTTCCCTCGGGCTCCGATATTCGAATACAAGAATGCCGAAGTTGCCGCGGAAAACATTTTGAGAAACCTGCCATTGCCATGAATACTTCCTCGAACACTGCAATGAGAAACCGGCCCAAGTCCGCGAAAGCCTCAGCCGCCAGGTACAGGAGGCGCGTCGAGCGGGCCGAGATGGCCGACTGGAAACGCGTCACCTACACCGACCCGTTCACCGGCCGCGCTCGGACAATCAACATCCGCCACAGCTGAAAGGGACCACCAATGTCACCGCTGTTCCAGGCCCGCCTCCTCCTGCCGCTCCTCGAAGCCATTCGCGGCCGCCTCTGCGGGGGCGAGTCCGCCTTCCTCGATGCCACCCCCGCCGGCCCCCCGTACATCGAGGCTCACACCAAGCACGGCAGCATGATCGTCACCATCAACGTTGACGGCCTGTACCTGTTCGACACCGCCGGCGGCCTCCACACCTGCGACCCGCACGACGCGGAGGCTATCCGCAACGTGATCCGCCGAGCCCTCAAAGACGCCCGCGAGGAGCGGGCATGATCGGCCGCTACGCTGGCGTCGCAGACAGGATCGCCTTAGCTAAGGTCATCTCCGACGTCTGCCTCCGTGACCGCCCGGGCCTTGAGTACCTCGTCGAGAAACCCATGGTTGACAGCGAAGCTGCGATCCTGCACGTTTACCGAGACAGCCAAGATCTCATGACCGTCCACGTGGGACGAGCTGGAGTCACCATGTACGCCGGTCGATCAATCGTGGACATGCCATACCAATGCGACGCGCACCCCGCGGACGTAGCCAACCAACTCCTCGGCACAACAACGAAAGGAACACTCTGATGACGGACCGCATCGAGCACGCAAAAGTGGTCGCTCAGTCCTCGCTGATCCCCGCCGAATACCGGGGCAAGCCCGCCGACATTGTGTGGGCCATGGACATCGGCGACGCCTTGGGCGTCCCCTACACGCAGGTGATGCAGTCGATGGTCGTGGCCCGCGGCAAGATGACAATGTCCGCGGACCTGATGGGCGCCGTCGTCAGGCGAGCCGGCCACCGGCTGCGCCTCCGCGAAGACGGCGACTCCGTGACTGCGACCCTGATCCGCGCCGACGACAGCGATTACGAATTCACTGTCACCTGGGACAAAGCGAAAGCGCAGGCCGCTGGCCTGTGGGGTGGCCGCGGCCCGTGGCAGCAGTACCCGCGGCAGATGCTCCGCGCCCGCGCTATCACTGAGGTGTGCCGTCAGGGCGCGTCAGACGCCCTGGCGGGCACTGCGTACACACACGAGGAGATGGAATCCACGCCCACACAAAACACCCCGCAAGACCACACACAGCGAGACATGACCCGCACCATCCTCATGGACTACTGTCGCGAGACCGGCCGAGATGCCAACGAAGTGTGGCAACAGGCGCAGGCCGCCGGCGCCAGCATGGACGACCCCGACTCCCTGTCCGCCGTCATCGATAAGTGGGAGTCCGGCATCAACTCAGAGCCGGGGGAGGGGCAGTGAAACTCCGGGCCGTCACCCCGATCGGAGTGCAGCGACGGATCCTGTCCCTCATGTGGATCGGCCACTCCGAGCAGCGGATCGCCGACATGGCCGGAGTGAAACTGAAATCGGTACGGAAAGGCCGCGCAGGCGAGTATGTGCCCGAAGAGGACAGGCTCCTCATCGCATGCGCCTGGTCCCGTAACCAATGCAACCTCGCCCCCGTGAACCACGAGTCGCAGGCCGCCCACAAGACAGCAGTTGACTCCGGCGCGCACTCTCCGCTCGCATGGGACGAAGACTGCATCGACAACTACCACGCAGAACCACACAGCCTGACGAGGGGGCGGGACCGCTCCCCGTGGAGCAGAAAGGGACAGTCATGAGGGTCACCATCCAGAAGACAATGAACGTGCCGACCCCGGTCCGGGCACACGAAACAGACGCCGGCCTGGACCTGCACGTCCCCGAAGGGGAAGGGACGATCGTGCGCCCGGGCGCCGTGTACACGATCGACCTCGGCATCCGGGTCGCCATCCCAGACGGCTACTACGGGCAGCTGACACTCCGCTCCTCCGCCGGGTTGAAAGGGCTGGCGATCCCCCACGGCGTGGGAATCATCGACTCCGGGTTCCGCGGCGACCTGAAGGTCGCGGTCGTTGCCCTCGTCGCCCCGGTCCCTGTTCACGCCGGGGAGCGGATCTGCCAGCTGATCATCCTGCCGCTGCCGGACGTCGACGCGGAGATCGGCATCGTGGACGACAACACGGATCGCGGCGTAGGCGGATTCGGGTCCACGGGGACCGGCGCCGTGGCCCGCGACTACGGCGGCGCCCAGAACACCAACCACCTCACCATCGGGCGACTCATGCAGCAGCTGCAGGACGCGGCCTTCCGGTACGGCAACGACACCCCCGTTGCCGTTATCGCCGACGGGGGAATCGGCTATGAACGGGGCGACTCCCTATCCATTATCAACACCATCAAGACTGGCGTCCGCGGCGGCTGGGTCCAGTACCAGGCAGATCGCAACGGCACCCCCATGGCGGTGATCTCATGAACGACAGGAGAGAAAAGATGGACAACAGAACCTACCTCACTGTAGAGGGCCTCATGGGCGAGCTGCAGGAAATCGCAGCCCGGTACGGCGACATCCCCGTCGTCACCCCCACCACGGCGGACGCCGACTACGAGCAAGCGACCGTCCCGTTCATCATGCACGCCAGCCGGGAGCCCGTGCCCAACGATTGGGACCTGTTCCATGTCACCCCCGGCGGTGAGGCCGTGGCGGTGATCTCATGAACGACGACGTTAACCGCCCCGCCCACTACACGCGGTGGCCCGTCGAGGTCATCAACCTGACTGAACGAGAGAGCTTCCTGCTCGGCAACATCCTGAAGTACGCGCTCCGCGCTGGCATCAAGGCCGGCAGCTCGTACGAGGAGGACATGGCGAAAGCCCGCTGGTACGCGCGCAGGCACATCGACAACGTCGCCGCCTGCGGCCCCGGCCCGGGCGCAGGCCTCGACTCCCTGCAGGCGCACTTCGCCGACGCGGAGGCCTACCTCGCTTCCCGACAGGAAGACACCACCGAGATGCGCGAATGCCTGCAGGACCGGCTGGCCGCCATCTACGACCAGGTCGAGAGGGAGCTGCTCGAAGCATGGGACGCAACCTGAAATCCGCGAAAGCCGCCGGCTCCCGGTTCGAACGGCTCATCGCAGACCATCTCAACGACCGGCTGTACAGCCTCCACGTCGACCGGCAAGTCAAGACCGGAGCGCACGACTCAGGAGACATCACCGGCGTCCACCTGGCCGGCAAACGCATCGCCATCGAGTGCAAAAACGTCACCCGGATGGACCTGCCTGGGTGGACGCGGGAGGCGCACACCGAAGCCGGCAACATCGGCGCCGCCGCTGGCATCGTCATCCACAAAAGACACGGCAACGGCAAACCCGAAGATCAATGGGTGACCATGACCGTCACCGACCTCGTTACCATCATCAACCTGTTCAACGAAAGGCACACCAATGGCCGCTGAAATCACCGTCAACGGGACGCTCACCAGGGACCCGGAGATCAGGTACGCGCAGTCCGGCACTCCCATGCTGAAGCTTGCCCTGGCCGCCACCAGACGAACCCGTAACCGCGACACAGAGCGATGGGAAGATGACGGCGACCCGCTGTACATCGATGTCACGTTCTTCGGCGACCGGGAGAACTACCTGGGCGACATCCTCCACAAAGGCGACCAGGTATCCGTGAGCGGCGCGCTCGTTCGCCGCGACTGGGAGTCCGGCGACAAGACGGGCACCGCCCTCGAGGTCCGGTTCCCGAAGCTCCTCGGGTACGTCAAGAAGGCCGACAAAGCCGGCGGCGTGCAGGCGCTCGCCCCGACCACGTCCAACACGTTCGACGCCCCGTTCTGACGGGCGCTACGGGTGGGGGGAAACCGCCGGGGAGTACCCCCACCCACCCCGCTACACGTAGACCCTTATAAAAACAGAGGTACAAACCAGTGGCTTCATTCGAGATCATGATCGCGTCCCAGCCGTCTTGCCAACAGTGCCGCTCCTCCAAGCGGTACCTCACCAGGAACGGCACGCCCTACCTGGAGACGAAGTACAAAGATGACAACACTGCGCAGGCAATCGCAGCCGCCAACAACTACGCGGCCGCCCCTGTCTGCTATGTGGTTGACAAGCGCAGCGGTGACACGCTCGCCAGCTGGGCCGGGTTCAACATGTACAAGCTCCGCCAATGGGCGAACAACTACAAGAGGGAGACCGGCAAGTGACCCCTTTGGACGAGGCAATCCTCGAGAACGACAGTCTGCCGCAGCATCAGCGGCGCACCAACCAGGCCATCGCCGACGAGTACGGCACGTCAGAGGCGGCCGTCAGGCGGCACAGGAAGGCCCTGAAGCGTCGCAGCGAGATGGGCAAGAGCGGCGTGGACGAGTACTTCGGCGTGCCCGTCGAAGCCATCACGGCCCGCGGGAAGACAGTGCGTTTGGCCGACGGGTCCTACGAGAAGATCACGTACAAGCCGGGCGTTGTCGAGCGCGGAGAGGTGCGGGCCCGCCGCTTCGAGGACCTCGCCCCGATCTTCGCAGAGGCGCCCTGCGCGGCCGCCCCGGTAGCATCCCCGTCGACTCTCGTGGTCGTGGTGTCTGACATGCAGATCGGGAAGACCGACCGGGGAGGCGGCACCGAGGAGACCGTCCGCCGGGTCCGTTCCGCTGTCGCCCGGGTCGCCGACCACGCTGCCGGCCAGTATCGGAAGATCATCCTCGTGGACTGCGGCGATTCCGCTGAAGGGTTCAGTAACACGGTCAGCCAGGCGCAGACCAACGACCTTCCGCTCACCTACCAGATCCGCACCGCGCAGGCGCTCCTCGCTGACACGCTCCGGTCTCTGGCCGGCGCCGCCCCGGAGATCGTCTACGTGGCGGTGCCGTCAAACCATTGCCAGGTGCGCACCGGGATCGGCCGAAGCAACCGAGCTTCGTTCCCCGGAGACGACTACGGCCTACTGATCGCTGACAACATTCGAGAGATCACCAGCGGCCGCCCCGGCTACAACCACGTCAGGTTCGAGGCGCCGGAAAGGCGGCTGGAATCACTGACCGTGCGCGCCGCGGACGGAACAGTTATGGGTGTTACCCACGGACACGCGGCTGGCAGTAAGGAGCGGGTCGCCGAATGGTTCCGCGGACAGGCGTTCGGCTGCGTGGCGGGCATGCAGCACGCCCGCGTTCTCCTGCACGGCCACTGGCATGCCTTCTCCGTGCGGACGGTTGGCGACAGCCGGCAGATCATTTGTGCGCCGACCGTGGATCCGGGGTCCAGCTGGTTCCAGAACGCTTCCGGCGACTCGTCTGCGCCGGCCCTGTTGACGTTCGAGTTGGGCGGCGGGACGTCGTCCGGTTGGCGCCTCTGGTCGTGACGCTGACGGGGCGGGGCGTACTCTTGATGTGCGGCCCCGCGACGTCCCGCGGTCCGGCCCTCTCCGCCATCCCGGCGTCTGAGGGGGCCGGACCTGCCCCGCCCCCCAACGCTTGTGCGGCCAATCTCACAGGCGTGCGGGTTGATCTTCGGCCCGCACAGTGCGACCGTCGGTCATGGCCAATAAGGCCACCAACCCCACCGAGGAGGAACCCAATGAACACCACCGCCCAGCCCCCCAGCAAGGCAGCCACCACCGCCCGGATCGCCGCCTGGAACGTCATCGCCGACCAAGAGCTGCCCGCCGGCACCAAGGTCACCGTCAAAGACGGATGGGTCACCATCCACCCCCGCGGCGGCCAGCCCGCCCGCGTCCCCTACGGCCCCACAGACACTCTCGGAGCCCTCTACGGCGCCCTCAAAGACGCAGCCTGGGCAACCACCCAGAACCCCCGCTGACAGTCCGCCAGCCGACCCCACGTAGCCTCAGAAAGAAACACCAAATGATGCACCCCCACCAGCCGACCAAGCCCACCCCCATCGAGGACGTCTCCGCCGGCAGCCTCGTCATCCGCGAAGGGGCCACCTGGAGAGTAGAAACCAACCGGCCGACCCCCGGACGGCCCGCCTACCGCACCCTCACTCTTCGCGGCGGCCGGGCCGGCACCCAGAAAGGCTCCTACGTCACCGCCCCCGCCGGCTCCATCGTCATCGTCCGCACCAACTGAAAAGAACCCAGATGCGTCACGCAGCCCCCACCGTCAGTACCGACCGCAAACTCACCCGCGGCGGCCAGCTCGTCTTCGCTGGCATCGTCTACACCTTCGCCGGCCTGTCCTCCTGCCTCATCACCCTTGGTTTCGCGCTCGCCATCTGGGGTCTCTGGCAGCGGCTGGGGGTGAACTGACATGACCCCCGCAGGAGTCGTCTCAGAGGCCCTCACCATACTTGAAGCGTGCGGCCTAGACCGGGCCGAAACGAAGGTAGCGACCGGCCCCCACGAAGCTGTCATCCGCAGAGGCCGGCGCCCATCAGGAACCCGGGTGACCATAGCCAGGCGGGGCGTCACCTGGCGCGTGACCGGCGGGGGTGTCCGCTGGAAGGGAACCAGCCGGCACGCTGCCGCCACACAGGTCGCTCATATCCTCGAAACCGGCTGGAGGTGACGGGGGTGGCGCCGGCCGCAACTCCGGGGCGACCATCCGGATCAGCGAAACCCCCCACCGGACCAACGCGGCCGCGTACTCCTCCAACTTGAACACCTGCACCCTGAGGCGGTGCGCCTCCTCCTCCGCGAGGTCGCGCCCCTCCTCAGCGGCATCCCTGGCCCGCTCCAACGTCTCCACCCGCTTGTTCAACGAGTCGGCCGTACGCTCCAAAGCCTCAACCCGCCGATCGGATGTCCGCTCTGCTCTCGCGAACAACCAACCAACCCACGAAGCAATAGCCGCGCACGCCGCACCGAACAGCTCAACGGGGAACGGGGGAAGGTCAAGGTCATGCATGAGACCAGTATGAGCCGCCAGCAAGGCGACGACACTCACGCCAACGGGGCGTACATCATCGGCATGACCCGCTTTCCACCGCCGTCCGTGGGAATGTTCGCGACCACCGTCTTGTTCGGCCACACCTCAACGGTCGCCCCGTCAGACGTGCCATCCGTCTTCAACAGCGGGTAGCAGGTGCGCTGCGGCTTCGCATCACCCAGCACCGCGGCCGGGACCGTCGCGACCCGCTTCTGCCCAACAGACCGCAGCGTCACCGTGCCCCACTCCGACCGGGGCCCCACGCACAGTGCGTGGCCGCTCAGGGACGCGACAAATACGTCCGTGGGAGTCATATCGCCGGGGAACGACGTCCACCCAGGGGCAGGTGCCGGCGCAGGAGAGCCCCCGCCCGCCCCTGCCGTCCGGCGCCCGTTCACCGCGTCGACCACCTGCAGCCACGCGGCGGCGGACCTCGGGCCAGTGTCCGGACGGACATCGAAATCGCCGTACTGGCCGATGTTCCACAGGCCAACACCGTTCAGCCCAGACATGAACGCCACTTGCGCGAACGCGGCCAGCTTTGCGGCTTTCGCGTCGTCTGTCTTGTCGTTGAAGCCGACCTCCTCCAGGATGAACGGCTTCCCTGCCTGCGTGGCGATCCGGGCGAGATTCCGGAATGCATCGCCAGTCGGGCTGTCATACCCGTGGGTAGTGAACACGTCCACCTCGGGGAGACGCGCCACCTGGTCGAACAGGTCGCCGTGCGCGTCCCGTCCAAGACCGTCACCCCCCAGGTGAATGAACCCGCCGGCGGCGACCGGCCCGTCGTAGCCGAGGCGGCGCACGGCCTCCGTCTGCTGCAGCAGCGACCACACGTACTGGTCTGCGGAGCCCGCCTGTTGGACGGGATTGTCGTTACCCCACAGCACCATCGGCTCGCCGGCCAGGGCGATGCAATCCATGGTCGGGTAGTCCTGGTAGGGGATGTCCGTGTCGGGGAAGTTCCGCCACAGAACCTCACGGAAGTAGGGGTACCAGTCCTGCCACCCCAGGAAGTAGGGGTTCACTTTCTCTTTCACGAACAAGTTCCGCACGTAGGACAGGTCCAGCCACAGGCGCACGTTCGCGTCGCGCGCCCAGCGCACCTTCGCGTCGAGCTCCCCGAGCTTGTCGCCGCCGTTGTGGAGCGCCTGCGACGTGGAGTCACCGAACAGGTCGGTGATCCGCATGTGAGTGACGCCCAACTGACGGGCGCGCTGCGCCCACAGCTTCCCGTCCGGCGCCCCGTTCGCGGACGCGATCACGCAGCCTCGCAGCGCCTCAGCGCGCCGACGCCTCTCCTCTGTCGGCCCCATAGTGGCCATACAAAACACCTCTTTGTCGGGTAGTAGTTACCTGCCGCCCCCATGATCTCACGAGGGCGGCAGGTAACGGCCAGGCGCTCAGCGGGCAGCACCGAGACTGATCACCCGGAACCGGGTGCCCGGGTACACGCCGCCGTCGTAGTGCCAGAACGGATCCGTCCCGTACGACCCGCACGTCGAGTACGCGGCCGTGTGCGTACCAGCGGGAACCTCCTGCTTCCACGACAAGTGGTGAGTCATGAACGTCCGGTTGTACTGGATCTCCGTCTGCCACAGGCCCGCGTTGTCTAGGATGAACCCGAAGTAGTAGCTCCCGTTGGCCTTGTCTTTGTCGGCCTCGGACGCGAAATCGGAATGGACGATACTGACGCACACGTCCAGGCTGAATTCGAGGAGAGAGCGGATCGGCAGATTGAAGCCGGTCTCCGCCCACCTGCGTGTTGTGTGGTCGGACGTCGGGCGACCACGTCCGTTAGACGCGTCAGTCTTGTCGACCAGCACATCGCAGAACCCGGACACCGGCTGCAGCACGTACTGGTTACCGGCCCTTGTCCCGTCCGCCGAGTACAGGACGCCGGCGATTAGGAACATGGCCGGATGCGCGGCGGACACAACGCCGGCTGGCGCCTGCGACAGGCGTGCCTGCGCTTCCGCCTGCGACGCACACCGAATGAACGTGCCAACCGAGTCGGCGTAGTCACCCCACGCGGACAGGATCGGATCAGATGCGGTTGGGACCTTCGCCCCATCCCAACGGGTAGCACTCATAGTCTCATCCTACTCAGTTCGAAATGTACATTGCGGACAGGCGCATGTTATTGAGCTCGAGCCACCCGTTCTCGGACCCCATGTCGGGCGTCCGGATCGCGAAATGCCAGTACAAACGGACATTCGTGCGCAACTGCATAAGTCCGGCTGCGGCGACTTTCACGCCCGACACCCCCGGCTCCAGGGCGACAGAGTTCCCGACGGCCAGACTCCAGTTCCCCGCGGGGTTCAGCTCCACAAGCAGCGTCGTCCAGAGAGACGAATAGTGACTCGCTACCGTCGCTTGTATGGTGACCCAGTACAGGCCGCTATATACCGCCTGCGGGATGTTGTTCTTCCCGATACGGAAGTCCTGCGCGTCATACTCGAACCACTCAGTGTCATTCTGGAGCTTGCCCGGCCACCACTCCCAGTAGTTCCGCTGCAGGATGCGCTGCTGATTTGTCGTCCCAATGAAGTGCGGCGGCATAACCAGCGACTTCAGGGGTCGCTGATACTCCAGCTCGTTGGTGCCGGCCGCATACATCTGCCCGTTAGTGAAGCGGAACCATGAGTTGGTCCCCTTGTCGTCGGGCCGCGACTGACGGAACAGCAGAGAGTTGCCCTTCAGGCGGATCGACGAAGTGTCATACGCCGTCCGATACCAAAGCTTCAGATTCTTGAACGAGACGCTCGTCGGCGAGTACAGCGGGAAGATGCGCAAGTAGTAGCGTCGGACCCCCGCGTCCCCTTTCTTCCAGTTCGCGATACTGACAGTCTGCCAGCCGTCCAAGGTGCGGTTGCGGGACAGCTCAACGCCATCGCGCAGCAGGACTATCTCCATCTCGGACGTTCCGCCGGTGTCGGCGACCCAGAAGTCCAAGGTTGCATCGAACACGTCGCCGCCCGGTAGGTCAACGTACGTTTCCCAGCACGCGTTGTACGTGAAGTCCAGGCGCGACGTATACTTGCCGGTCATCTCCGTGTCTGATGCGGACGTGATCGTGCATACCCCATCGTCGTCAGAGGCGCCGTAGCGGTTTGCCCACACTCGCGTCATGGGGACCGCCTGGGAAACCCAGTCACCTTCGTCCGCATCGACAACCTTGTAAGGTAAACCTTTCTTATTGAGCGACTCGGCAGACTCGGAGTACGCGTACATAGATGACCCAACGATTTTGGCCCCAAAGATATTGTTGCCCTTCAGGTTACCGACCACCGCGTCACCGGTGATGGTTGCCTTGCCGGCGGTCAACATGTCAGTAGTCACCGCCGCAAACGCGGCGAGCTTCGCCCACAGCTCTTTAGACGCGTAAATCGCATCCGACGTGACACTGCCCGGAGCGAGCTTCGTAGCCCCCACGGCCTCCGTCAACGACACGAACGCCACCTCGGCGCGACAGCCGGCCGTAGCCGACAGTTGGAACATGGTCGATGTGATGCCGACGTCCGGCGTCCACGACCACTCTTCAGTCCGCCAGCCGTAATCGTTGGCCTTGTACACGGGCCGGCAGATTTCTTTCGCCGCGGCAGTCGCCACAAGCGTGCCGGCGTTGCCGGAGTTGTACCGGTACGTCACCCGGAGCACCCAACGCTTCCCCGCAGGGAACGTGATCTTCTGCGTTGCCTGCGCCCACAGCTTCGCGCCGGCCGGGTTGACGAACCGGACGCCAGTCATTAGCGCACCCGGGGCGCCGGACACGACAGCCGCCAATGTCACCGCCTTCACGTCCGACACCGTCCACACTGACGACGGCGAAGACGCAAACAGCGGCTCCCGCACCATGTTCTCCGGGTCCACCGACACGGAATGCGCAGCCACGGCCCCCAGGAACGCGGAGTCAGATGTGATCACGTCGATCACAGCTCGCGGCATCTTCGCCCCGCCGGTCACCATCAACTTCGACACCGACAACCCGCCGATCTTCGCGTCAGTGATAGACGCGTCAGCGATCTGCGCGGCCCCAATCGCGGCGTCACCGATCTGCGCCGACCCAATCGCCTTGTCGCCGATGAAGTTCGTACCCGCCTGGCTGAGCCGCCACACGGCGCCGTTCCACACGAACGCCTGACCGAGCTTCCCGTCGGCGCCCTGCACCCACCACAAAGACCCGGCGGACTTGCCCTGCCCGTCAGCCGGCAGAGGCGTGCGGCCGGCAATCGTTACCTTCCCGTCCAGGGAAGACATCTTCGCGGTCGCCTGGTCGGCGGCGTTGCGGGCCCCCAGAGCGTCCGCCGCCGCCTTGTCAGCCTTCTCAGCGGCGCCCTGCGCGGCCGCGGCGGCGCCGTCAGCCTTCTGTTTCGCAGCCAGGATGTCAGCCGCAGACGCGTCCTGCTTTGCTGCCAGCGCCGAATAGTCGGCCTGCGCTTTCTGCGCGTCCGCCTGCGCGACCTTCGCCGCAGCCTGCGCTCCGTCCGCGGTCGCCTTCACCGCGGAAGCGTTGGCATCAGCTTTCTTCGCCGCCGTGTCAGCGTCCGCGGCCTTCTGCGCTGCAGTCGCAGCGGCGCTCGCGGCGTCCTGCGCTTTCGTGTTCGCCTGCCCGGCAAGAGTCTGCGCGGCCTGCGCTAGCGACTTTGCTTCCTCGGCAAGAGCCACAGCTTTCGCGTTGTCGCCGGAATTCTTGATCGCGTCCTCGGCGCGCTTTGCCGTCTCGGCCGCCTGCTGAGCGGTGGTCTTCGCAGCGTCCGCCACTGCGGTCGCGGCCTGCGCGGCCTTGTCGGCAGCAGTGACACGCCCGTCCAGACCCTTCACACTGTCCTGCACGGTGCCGACACTCGCGGCTGCAACCTCAGCTTTCGCCCGGGCCGTCTGCGCGTCACGGGCCGCAGCCTCGGCGACCTTCGCCGCAACGTCCGCACGGCCCTTCACCTCGGCGGCCGCTTTCTTCGCGTCCACCGCGTCGTTCATAGCGTCCGCGATCTCCCGGCCGGCAGGCCCGAGCCGCTCAATCTGCGTGCGCTCATCGCCGGGCTCGTCTTGCCCGTCAGTGATCGCCAGCAGCGTGCCGTCAGGGTGCAGACGGACAGTGACCATCGCCCCCTGCCACGTGTACAAGCCGGGCGTCTCGCCAGCCACGTACGTCTCAGGCTTGTCATACGGCATGCCGACCCGCACCCAGCCGGCCGGCAGGGTCGGGTCGGTTTTCGACGTGTCAACTACGCGGCCCTTCACCCAGCGGATCGTTGCGTCACGACGCTGCGATGCCTGACTGCCCTCACGGAGCGCCAGGTACAGGCTGCTATCACTCATGCGGTCCCCTTTCCCTTTACAGGTGGCGGCGAGCCTCCCGTCCGATCACCGTCATCGTGCGAGACACGTCAGACAGCGAGCACGAGTAGCTCGTGACAATGATAGCAATCCACTCGCCTTCCTCGATTTCAAAGGCGAGGAGGTCGCCGATCTCGATACGCGGGTCGAACGCCATCTCCACTTTCCATGATGGAAGCCGATCGCGGGCATGGAACGCATCCAAGTTCGCCTGCTCCACCATCTTCGACCACGACTTGTCCGACGACAGATCCGTGACCTTCGTTACCCGGCCGTAGTGCTTCGGGTCGTACGGGGCGCCGTAGTACTGCATCCCGATGTGGAAGTCGTACGTGTAGTTCGACTTCCAACCGGTCGTCTTCCCCTTGTCATCAACCTCACGCTCCCAGCCTGGCCATAGGTTGTGCCGCCACTGCCAAGCCGTGTTCTTTGCGTTCTGGTACAGCTCATCCTTCTGCCCCCACGCGGACGTCGTAGGCTTACTCTCCCACAAGAGATTCAACGCCTCATCAACCTCGGTGTCATGGTCCGACCGTTTAATCGCGTCCGCCCACGACTTGTTCCCGGACAGCGAGTACGACTTCGTACCGTCCCCCTTTGCATTGATCTCGATCATGTTCGGCAGCCGGCCCGACGGATCTTCGGTCCGCTGCGCGTCCACAAGCAGTCCGGACGCCAGCGGATACGTCTCATCTGGGGTTTGCCAGTTCTCCCGCCGCGCGTACGCCTCGATCTTCCCGCCGTAACCCATGCGTACGTCCGCGGCGCACGAGTCCGCCAGCATAATCACTGACGCCAGCCGGTTCGGCGGCATCTGCAAAGACGCCATCGGCGCGACGTTCCGCACCTTCGGGTCCACCCAAATGTACGTGTGTTCCGGGACCGGGTTCAGGCGGCGCATCTCCGACAGCAGAGTCCCTCCCAACCAGGGCGAGTGCGGGAATGGCAGCGGGTTCTCCTCCAGGTCCAACAACATGTCTTTGGCCTGCACGGTCGCCTCCTCCGGGTTCGCCGGGGAGTCCGTGATCCGGAAATGCCCGAACGGAACATCCCACCCCTCACCCCCGCGGGGGCGGATCTCCAGAACGGGACACAGCTCCTGCCCGTAGTTCGCCAGCGGGTCGGTCGGGTCTTTCGCCGCCAGCTGGCGGGGAGCGTTCAACGTCAGCCGCGCCGGGGCGGTCGGGTTCGAGTCCGCCCTCGTGCCGAGCTTCCCCCAGTCCAGCTGCACGTTGTACACGGGCAGGTCCCGCCACTCGATCTTCCCGCCGTAGCGGACGTCCACGCGGACACGCCACCGCGCCGGCCGGGCCATGTCATACAGGGAAGGGCCAGGCCTCATGACGGCATCCCCGCCACAAAGCGGCACACATCGTTGTACGTGCGCGAGGTGATGTCTGGAATGTCTGACAGTGACAGGTCTGCGATGCCGACCTCGGCGAATTCGACTGTCGGCAGCGGATCGCCGTCGAGCAGCAGGCATGGCGCGACCCAGTCCGCACCGTCCCGGATCACGCATGTCGCTCTCGTGAGTACCCACCCGTTCGCGTCGGGCTTTCCTCGCGTCTGCCGGTCAGGGTGGTCGAAGCTGCGTTTCGTCGAGCCGGAGCCACGCCCGTCCGACAGCCACAGGCCGACCGACACATTCGACAGGTCAGGATCGCCGCCGATGCGCCGCACATACGCAGACACTTCCACCGCGTGACCGACCGGCACCTGCCGGAAACTGGACGTGCCAGCCGTCGGGGTGACAGTGCGAACACTCCCGACGCGGGTCGGCCGGCCGTGCGGCGACCAGTCCTCAGAACTGTCGCCGCCGAGCAGCTTGTCGTCCTCCGGGTGGGTGGCGCCGCCCCACAGGTAGGTGACGTCCCGCTCGATGCCGCCGGCGGCGAGCTTCGCCTCCCAATCCAGCCATTCACCCCAGGTGACGCACGGCGCCCACGAACCCATCCTGGTGCCGTACATGCCGAGCCACTGCTCAGTGTGGCGGACCATCTCCGAGGGCCGTTCTGTCACGGACAGCTCCCACTGGACGGTGCCGGCCAGACGCGATTCAGTCTGTTGCGCGGTCGCTTTCTGCACGGCCACCACCCGGATCGGGCGGATCGTGCACGACGGAATCCGGCAGGCGTCGCCGTCGTGAGCGACCACGAGGTAGCCGGGCCGCTGCGTAAGCGCGCGGAGCGTCTCGTAGTCGACGCGGCCTTTCGTCCGGTAGGTGATCGTGTACGACAGTGGCTCCGCGGACTGCCCCCACCTGTCAAGGCTCCCGGCTGACGTGGACAAGGTCGTCAGGCCAGCAGAGAACGACTCCTCGTTTGCCTCAACGATGTGCCCTTTGACGGCAATGTGGCCGGTCTCGTCGGAGATGATGTCCGCCCCGATGGACGTGCGCACCGCAGTCGTGTCTGCCGCACCGACCTGCGTGTACGTGGTCTCCTCGCCGATCGGCGCCAGCGGGTCACTGATGCACTCAGAGTCAGTGGGATGCCAGACGAGTACCCGGTTGCCGTCTGACTTTACGTACACGGGTATCGCGGCGGCCCCTTCGGGGGACGGGTTCGGCTGCAGGGACAGCATTCCCGTGTGCCGGGCCGTGAAAGCTTTCATCGCTGCCATACCGTCATCTTCCCATCATTCTGTTAGCGGTGACGATGCGCCCGTCCGCGACGGACTTCATCCTAGTGGTCAGGGTAGTCTGCCCGTCCACGGTCAGCTCCAGGTTCATCCCGTCCATGGCTTTGCGGAGCTGCTTCACAGACACGCCACCTCCGCCGGCGATGGACGGCGAGGATGCTGACAGGGCGCCGCCGTCAGCGAAGCGCCTCGCCTCCATGTAGTTGCGGATGTCGCCGTCGCGGATCATTTTCCGCAGGCGGTATACGGCATCCTGGCCGCCGGCTGCGGCGACTTCCGCGGCGGTGAGGACGTGCTCCCCGTTGGACAGCCAGGCCGGAATCCAGTCGTCGCGTCCGCCGCCGGGGCCGTGTACAGCGCCGGCGCCCGCGTACCCCTTGATCGGGGTGATAGGGCCGCCGTCCGCCCGAAGCCAAGAGCCTTTCGGCCAGTGATCGCCAATCCAATGTCCGACACTCGTGAAAATCTGCTTGATTCGGGTAGTGATTGAGATCTCTTTGTCGTGGAGCTGGTCGATGTTGTACTTGACTGTACGCACCTTCCCGGACGCCTGGTCATTACCAGAGATCGTCACCGTCCCGGTGGTGTTGTCAATCTCAGTGTGGACGGAGTCTTTCTCCCACCGAGCTCCGGTGGCGTCACCCAGAATGGATACCGTGCCGTCCGAGTTGTCGATCGTCTGCACGGTTTCCTGCAGGCCAGCTAGGCCCTGGTCGTTGTCCGCATCGATCTCGACCACGCCAGTCGTGCCGTTGATCGAGTCGGCCGTCACGGTCAACGTGTAGTCCGCTTTCGCGGCGTCACCGGAAATGCTGATGGTCCCCGTCATGCCGTCGATCTCAGCCGTCGCCCCGTCAGCGGCCTCGGTCGCCTGCGAGGTGTCGGCGGTAACCTCGGTGTTGATCTTCTCAGGGATCAACCCGTACTTGTCGGCGAGTTCGACCGCCTCGTCCTCGGTGAGCCCCATAGCCTCCGCCGCCGCAATAAACTCATCCCGACCGGTCTGCATCTTAGACTGCAGCTCATCCTGGCCGGCACCAGCGGCCTGCGCGGCCTGTACCTGCGCGAACGTGGCAGACGCCAAGTCATTCAGGGCGGACTGGTTCTTCCTGCCCTTTTCGGTGGTGATGTCCAACGTGGCGCCGTTCTCTTTGACGGCGTCGTTCACGTTCTTCAGCGCCTCCTGAAACTTAATGTCCGCGTTTGAATTCGCAATGACGGTATCACCGTACGTTTTGATTCCCTTGATGACCTCCTCGATGGACGGCACGATCTGGTCGGTGCCCTCTTTCGCTTTGCGGATGGCGGCATCCAGCTGCGATGTGCCGCCGGCGGCAGCCTGCGCGTTCGGATCGATCTGCCCCAACGCAATAGCGAGGCGCGTGTTGTCGTCCGCCGTCAACCCCATCTGCTTAGCGACCTCATTAAGGTGCGCCTTGAAGTCAGGCATGGAGTTGATCAAGTCAATCATCGACTTGTTCGTGCCATTCGTCATCTCAGATGACAGCTTTTTGAACTGGACTACGGCGTCGTCTGTGGACAAGCCGGACAGCGCCTTCCCCGTCGTCTCAAGGGCGTCTTTCGTGCGCTGCAGGTCGGAACGAGTGTCCGCCCCGAAAGCGCCGGCAACACCATCCGCAAACGAAGCCAAGTGCTGCTGCACAGACGACCACACGGAAGGACGGCTGATGTCCGCCAGGGCCTGCGAATACTCCTGCAGAGAATACTTGCCTTTATCGAAATCCAGGTTGTTCATGACGGAGCCGCCGTGAGCGAGCGCCGAGGACATTTCATCCACAGACACACCCGTGCGACGCACCTCGTCGCCGTAATGCTTGACGCCCTCAATCAGGGCAGCAGTGATCATCATCCGCCCCGCACGCCCAAAACCAGTCATGCCAGTGGCGACCTCGCCGAGTTTCCCCTTCAGGCCGGCGGCCGTCCAGTTCAGCGTGTTCATAGCGTCTTTGATCTCGACAATTTTCGGCGCCATCACCATGAGACCGCCGACAGCAGTCAGGGCCGCGCCTCCGAACGCGGCGAAGTTCATGATCATGGACTGAGTGCCGCTACCGAGCTCGCCGAGCTTGTCGACCAGGGAGGTGATGTGTTGAACGACGGAACGGACTGGCGCCTGCGAAGACGACCCAATCTTGATCATGGCGGTCTCCCAGGACCCGCCCAGCTTCTCTATGTCGCCCTTCAAATTATCCTGCTTCAGGCGCGCAGTTTCGGCGGCATACCCGGCGTCGTTAACCTTGTCGATCCAGCCTTGGATGCCCTCACCACCTTCGTTGTAGAGGACGTTCGCGGCGCGGATAGCGTCCGACCCGAAGATGGTCGACATCGCCGTGTTGCGTTCCTCTTCGCCGAGGTCTTTCATGCCGTTGCGCAGCTGCTCCGCAACAGCAGTAATCCCAATGAAGTGCCCTTGGGCGTCGTAAATATGGATGCCCAAGTCATCCATCGCGTTCTTCGCACCCTTGGATGGGTTCTCCAGGCGCTGAAGCATCGTCTTGAAGCTCGTACCGGCGTCCTGGCCGATCAATCCTGCAGACGCGAAAGCGGCAATCGAACCCGTCGTCTCCTCGATGCTCAAGCCTGCCTGCGAAGCAACGAGACCGGACTGCTTCAGGGCGTACGCCATGTCGTGGACGCCCCCCTGTGCTTTACCGGCACCGGCAGCCAGCAGGTCGGCGACGTGGGTTACCTTATCGCCGGACAGGTTGAACTGAACCATTGCGGTCGCCGCCGTCTCGGCCGCCTCGGACACGCTGATCTCGCCCGCGGCGGCCAAGTCGAGAGCACCCGAAAGACCGCCCGCGAGGATATCTTTCGTGGACACGCCGGCCTTAGCCAGCTCCTCGATACCAGAGGCTGCCTCGGTCGCAGAGAACGCCGTGTCTGCTCCGGCCTGGATCGCAGCCTCACGCAGCTGGGACATCTCGTCCGCGGATGAGTGGGTGGCGGCCTGCACGGAGGACATGGACGCATCAAAGTCGGCGGACATCTTCCCAGCCATGCCCGCAAACCCGAGCAAGCCCGCCCCGACGCCCGCGACCGCCGTGCCTACCGTGGTCCAAGCTGCCCCATTCTGGCGCGCAGAGTCAGCAAGGCCAGCAAGGCCGGACTTACCCCGCTCGCCGGCGTTGCCCATCTGGTCGCCGGCGCCCTGCGCGGCCTGCCCGGCCTGTGACATTGCGTCCGCGGCGCCCTTTGTCGCAGACGATGCCTCCTGCATGCCGGCCTTCACCCCGGACGCGTCGGCGGTCAGCTTGACAACTACGGTTCTATCGGCCACAAGACTCTCCTCACTACTGTTCGGATTCTACCTTGGCGTCCGCGACATACAGGAGTGACCCCTCTTTCGGCGGGGAGATCAAGTCACCTTGCTTGTTCCGTTCAGAGTGGTCTTTCTCCCACCGCTCGCGCGCGGCTTTCGCATAGCAGACCACCTCACGGGCTTCGAACCAACCATCCATGAACTCATCCCAGGCCACATCGCGCGGATAGCCGCAACCGCACGGACACAGGGACGACTCGTACAGAGAGTAGGCGTTCGCCAGGTCGTAGTCCTGGGCCACCCACTCGCCGGACCGGCGCAGAATCCCCGTGGGAGGACGCCCCCAGCCCATGGCGGCTTTCACCATGGACCGCAGCCAGGCCCCAGCCGGGGCAGTCAGGACCTGGACGAGAAAGGGGCGGTGATGGTTGGGCTCTCCGTGTCGACGGCGCGAATGCAGCGGGACAGCTTTTCGACCTGCTGCGGCGACGCCTGGTACAGGCCGGCAATATCCTCTCCGGTCACACCAGTCGGCTCCACAATGTGCGCGGCGATGAACGCACACTCCATCTCATGGGTGACAGGGTCGCCTTTTGTGCGATGGCCGAGTGACTCCATGAGCTCCCTCTGCGCGTACACGGACATCGTCTGCACAACGAACTCCACCGCCGACCCCTTCAGTTCGGCAAGCGTCGCGTTGGCCTTGTTGAGGAGCTCCCTCTTGCGTTCGCCGGACAGGCCGGGCAGGCGGGCCTCCTCGTCCAGGCGGTCGATCACGGCGAGCAGGTCGGTACGCCCGTACAGCATGCATGACTTCCTGGTCGGCTGGAACCCAGCCATCCACGCAGCAAAGTCAAACTTCTCCGGCACGTCCGCGCCGTCGGTACGGTCCTCGAAGTTGTCGGCGTCGACATCAACACGGTCGCTCATCGGCGTCCCCTGTCTGCGGTCCCAAGCGGTCTATGTGCGGTGCTGCCCCCGCCGCCAGAGACCGCACATGGCAGCGGGGGCAAACAGGTCCAGTGTACAGGGTGGAGTATGTCAGGCGCCGACCGTGTAGGACTTCCCGGCGGACGCGCCGACCGCGTTCGTGACGATGAAGTTGCCCGTCTGGACGCCGACAGGGAGGACCGCGCTGATAGCGGTCTGGGACAGCACCCGGTAGGAGGCGACCGGGGTAGTCTTCCCGCCCACCGTGCAGGTAACGCCGGTGACGCCGACGAAGTTCGTACCGGTGATCAGGACGGTGTCGCCGGCCTTCTTCCCGGACGGGTCGATCGACGCGATCGTGGGGGCAGCCAGAACCTTGCCCCCGCCGACAGTGATCTCGTTCTCCAGGGCGTCAGAAATGAACAGGGACACGGTGCGCTTCGTGTACGTAGTCCTGTCGTCAGGCTTCTGCGGCTGGCCGGGGGCGACGTGGTACCAGTCAACGTCGTCTCCGTTCGCGAACGGCTCCTCGGGCTTCTTGCCTTCACGCTCGTACAGTTCGAACTCACGGCCGGTCTGCTTCAGCAGCTCCCAGACGGCGTTGTCGCCGCCCTGGACTTTCTGGCCATTGTCGTCGAAGAACCAGTACACGCTGACCTGGCCCTCATACTCGGCGGGGCCGGGGACGGTGCCCTTTCCGGCGGCGCCGAGGACGGGCTCCTCGACGCTGGTGCTTCCCTTCGACCCGAGCTTGTAGTCGGACTTCATGACGGACATCTCGAAGTGGATGCCCTTGTTCAGCTCATCCGCAGTCGGCGCCTTCCTGTTCGCGACCGGGGCGGAGTCGGTGCCCAGGGCGACGAGCGTGATGCGGCCGTCGCCGAGCGTCCGGATTGACGAAGCCATATCGGCTTTCTCCTCTCTCCGACGCCGCGTCAGCGCCGGACAACGTACGTTTCTAGGTCAGTTTAACTCAGGCGAATCTTTTGAACGCCGTAACCTGCCACATGTCTACCGAGTAGAACAGGTGCCCGTAGGCGGGGATGTCCACCTGGTCGTCGCGGAGCAGCCCAGACGAGTACGACAGGCGTAGCGGCTCCACGTGGCACCCGCCGACCTTCAGTTCGTGCCCGTCGAGCTCGCCGCGGACGTCGTCTGTTACGGCCAGCAGTCTGTCGGCGGTGCTCGCAACCACCGTGAGTGGCTGCAGGAAGCTGATCTCGTCCGCGGCGTTTCCGAGCGTGCCGGCCTTACCCGCGCCGGCGGCGGGCAGCTTCACGAGCACGTACGGGACGTCCGGTCTGGCTTTCGTGACTTCACCGAGGTATACGTCATACCTGCACCGGTCTCGGCATGCCTTCTCCATGGCTTTCACGAACGGGCCGATCTTGATCATGACAGCTTGTCCAGTATCTCGTCGAGGGTGGAGGCGATCTCGTCAGTCACCTTGTCGTCCATGTAGTCGGCTGGGTGTGGCATGCCGCCGCCACCCTTAGGGGTGCCCCAAATCGCGATGTTGGCCAGGGCGCCCTTGGGCTTTGACGGACCGAACTCAGCCTGAACGACAGCGCCGGACGGCTTCGTATCGTAGGAGAATGTGTCGCCCACCTTGGCGATTCCCGCGTTGGGGAACGCCCGGTAGTCCTGTCGCGCACGCTCTTTCGCCGAGTCCAAGGCGTTGCGCACACCGACCTGGACCGCCGCCCCGGCCTCCTGGGCGGAAGCGAAGTCGGCGGCAAGAGCGCGCAGCTGCGTTACGTCGGCGGCCATTAGTCAGTCTCCGCGTCAACGAGCATTCTCATGGCAGTCCGGTGCGTCTGGTTGATTAGGCCGCGGATCCGGAACGGGTACGCGTACCCGGTCACGGTAGCGACGTCACCGACGTGCGGTTCATATGATGCGCCGCGAGGAATGTGCAGCTCGGTCTGTTGCAGCTCGTACGTGTGGCCACCGGTGGTCGGGGCGGTGCCGTACGACGTCTGCTGTCGCAGCCGACACTTCCCCTCGTACACGCGAGTCATAGCGGGCTCATCGTGGCCGGACTGCGGGTTCCAGTTCATTGACCTTTCCGGCCGGTCAATCACACACGAGTCAACCATCAGCCATTCAGCCCGCCGTTTACGGGCGTGCGGGTGGCTCACGGCTTGTCCCTTATCGCGTCGATCCATCCGCTGTCGCCGTACCGGTTCGTGGCGGGCGGCCACACTTCCCTGTACGTGCCTATCACGCCGAGCCCGCGGGTGGGAGCGTCCTCAATGTACAGGAATAGTGATTTCTTTTCGGTGGGCGTCAGATACAAGCCGTCCTCGGGTACGGGTTTCCCGCCGCCCATCCAGTCGTCGAGTCGTTCGTAGTTCCAGGACTCGGGGTTGACGTACGCTCGCGCCGCGCAGGACAGGATAATTTCCTGCACGCCGCCAGGGACGTCAGCTGGGGTCCACGGGCGTGCGACGCGTCCGCAGGTTTCAAGAACAAGGGAGGTGGCACGCCGCAGAAGCCACTTGGCGCGGCGGATGTCGCCGTCCTCGGTGATGCTCTCTCCGAGCCAGTCTCCGAGGTCGGTGACATCCGCCAGCGCTGTGGTGGGCATTGCGATCAGGCGAGCCCGAAAGCGGTGGCGCGCCGGGCGTCCATGACGGCGGCGCCGAAGAAAGCGTCGACAACGGCACGGTCCTCGGCCTGGTCGGGGTCGTAGTCGCAGATCAGGCGCAGTGCGAAACCATCCTCGGCGTGGTTCGCGCCGTAGGAGGCGCCGAGCGGCACGGTCGCGGCGCGCAGAGCCATCGTGAACGCGTCACGCTGGTAGGCGACGCCGAACTTCTCCGGGAGGCGCGGGTCCTCGATGATGGTGAAGCCCTTCAGGCGGCTGATGATGGCCTCGTGGAGACTGTCGCCGTCGTCGGCCTGGTAGGCGGCGGACGCCAGGTCGCGGTTCTTCTGGATGACCTCGGCGACACCGGGGCCAACGGCGATCGTGCGGTCCGAGGTGGGGACCTCGCGGCTGTTGAGGACTCGGGCGAGTCGGGCCACGACCTCGAGGACGTTCGAGGAGTCGCTCTTCAGCTTCAGGGCCTTGGCGTCGGTGTAGCCGACCCCGGCCGCGCCAGCGTCCGCGGCCTGCGAGGCCTGGATCGTGGTCATGAGCGCGGCCAGCTTCTTAGGGAGCTCGTCAACGACGGCCTCGGCAGTCGGCTTGGCGACCTCGTCCTCGAAGGACTGCAGGGTCCACGTGTACCAGTCGGAGGGCAGGCGGACCGCGGAGTAGATCTGGTCGGCGAGCTCGACGGGCACGTACTGGCGGGTCAGGTCGGTGTAGCTGATGGCGTTCCGGGCGGCACGCTGAGCCTTAGTGCGGGTCGCGGCAGTCGCCTTGACGGGCATGGGCACGTTGACGGTGCTGCCGTAGCCGGCCTCGTAGCCAGCCTCGGCGTCACGGTTGATGGTGCGCGGCAGGGCGGACAGGTAACGGAGAGCGGCGACGGAGCTCTTGGTGACCTTCATCGCCGGGGTTGCAAAGTTAGCCATGGGGCTTCCTTCCTATCAGCGGCGACCGAAGATCCGGTTGCCAATGGTGGTGATGTTCTCGTCTGCGTTGTCGTCTCCGACCGGGGCGAACGGGGTCGCCTGCGGCTGAGGGGCGATGATTGCGGCGAGCTTCTGGGCGTCCTCGGGAGTGTCAAGGGTGACGTAGTCGGCGAGCTCAGGGGCGAGGCCGGCGGCCTTGAGGGACTCCTGGGTGGCGAGCTTCGCCTTCAGGTTGTCCAGTTCGGCGCGGGCGGCCTCAGCGAGAGCCTTGTAGTCAACAGCGGGCTGTGCGTCGGCGGCGGGCTGTGCGTCGGCGGCGGGCTCTGCGTCGCCCGCGTCTGCGGGCGCAGCCTCAGGTTCTTCGGCGGGCTTCGCCGAAGCGTCCCCGTCGGGGGTGGTCGGCTCGGGCTTGGGCTTGCCAGCGTCAGAGGCGGGCCCCGTGGG